TCACGTTTATCCTACTTGGTCGGCTCAACCGCATAGAGGGGTGGGTCATGCCCCCGTTGTCTTTACTATATCAGGGATTACCCTATTGTTCAACAAATAAATCTAGTTCATAATACGATGCACAACTTATTGTTAAGGAGCAATGTATGCCAAAAGGTTTCCCCAAGCGTGGTGATGAACTTATGCCTCTAGAGGGTGGTATAAGTGGTAGCGGTGGCGGTGTTACAAGATTAGCAAAAGAACTTGTGGGCGGTGCAGGCATTGCTGGCGGTATGTATGGTGTTGGGCAATACGATAGAAAAGTAACAAAAGAAGCAGACAAAATGAGAGAAGAAAGCAGAGAGATAAACAGTCGTGCTCAATACGAACATGAAAAAGAGGCTGGTGACCCTAACGCTGTAAAACTATCATTTGAAGAGTGGAAAAAGTTGTAAAAACTCGTGGTAGGCCAAAGGGGGCTACCAACAAACAGTTCTCCCTTACCAGTTATGCTGATAAGCCTGAACTCATCACTCTCCCCAAGACTGAGACTGCCCAACTTAAAGAACTAAAGAACCTCCTGATAAACAGCGCAGGTTCTAGAGTTGTCCACAAAGCAGTAGAGATTGCCCTTAATGACGAACACCCTGCCCAACTAGCCGCCATCAAACTCTGTATGGACAGAATGTTGCCAGTCAGTATGTTTGAGAAAGAAGGCAAGTCCCGTAGTGCTGTAACCATTAACATTACTGGTATAGGCGAGATTTCACATGGTGAGACTGTTGATGCTGAAGACATAGAGGCTAAGAATGAGTGATCTGAACTTTAGCCTACTGCCTTGGCAAGAAGAAGTCTTCAAGGATAAGACTAGGTTCAAGGTAATTGCGGCTGGTCGTAGGTGCGGTAAGTCCCGTATGGCGGCAGTCACCCTACTGATTGAAGCACTTAAATGCCCATCTGGTTCTGCTGTTCTCTATGTTGCGCCTACCAATGGTCAGGCTAGACAGATTATTTGGCAAGTCCTGATGGAGTTGGGTAGAGAGATTATCCAAAACGCTCACATTAACAACCAAGACATTACCACTATAAATGGGGCAACCATCTATGTTCGTGGTGCTGATAGACCTGATACCTTACGGGGTGTGTCTCTTACCTATGCCGTACTAGACGAGGTGGCAGACATTAAGCCCGAAGCGTGGGAGCAAGTAATCAGGGCTTCTCTGTCAGACAAAAAGGGCAGAGCCATGTTCATTGGTACGCCAAAGGGCAGAAACTGGTTCTATGACTTGTACAAGTTAGGGCAGTCTGAAGACGATGCCGATTGGAAGTCTTGGCACTTCACTACCAAAGACAACCCCTTGATTGACCCAACTGAGATTGAGTCAGCCAAGAAAACCTTGTCTACCTTTGCTTTCAAGCAAGAATACATGGCTAGTTTCACCAATGCTGGTAGCAATGTGTTCAAGGAAGAATGGATTAAGTACGGGGAAGAGCCTCAATACGGCAGTTACTACTTGGCGATTGACTTGGCAGGATTTGAGGAAGTTGCCAAACAAGCGGCTAATTCCAAGAAGAGGCTAGACCAGACGGCTATTGCTGTGGTGAAAGTTACGGATGATGGCAAATGGTTTGTCAAAGAGATTGTCTACGGGCGTTGGGACATCCGTGAGACTGCGGCAACTATCCTGATGAAGATGCGAGATTACAGACCTTTGGCTGTTGGAATTGAGCGAGGTGCGTTAAAAAACGCAGTTTTGCCTTACCTTTCTGACTTAATGCGTAAAAATAATGTATATTCGCATATAGTTGACTTAACGCATGGCAACAGGAAAAAGGCTGACAGAATTATCTGGAGCCTCCAAGGTCGATTTGAGCATGGGCGTATTGTGCTGAACTCTGAGGAGGATTGGGATGAATTTAAAGATCAACTTTTACTTTTCCCAGCCATTGGAGTGCATGATGACTTGCCAGATGCTTTGTCATATATTGACCAGTTAGCCGTGACTTCTTACTTTGAGGATGACCAAGAAGATGAGTGGGAGCCAGTTGACATAATTAGTGGGGTTTAAACAAGGAGAGAACATGGCTTTTTATTCAGGTTTTAATCAGCAATCAATGCCACAAAATACTGTTGCAAACAATGGCTTGTATCAAAATACGCAACAACAAACATTGCAAGACCCAAATAGCGGATTTTTTCCAACTAATCCGTTTTATCAAACAAATCAGTACGGGCAACAACAAGTACCACAAGGTTACTACGGACAGTCACAACAAAGTTTTTTTGAACAACCACAGCAAAATTTTTATAGTGGTACAGAGGGTATGCAAGCCCAACCTATTGGTTATAAAAGCCAAATGTTTGGAAATTATGATGATCAAAACCCATTTCAAAGACAAATGGCTTATGGAAGTCCTAATTTACCTATTCAACAACAACCATTTCAACAGCAAAGACTTAACCCACAAGGATTTGGACAATTTGCACCGCCATTGCAAAACAACGCTAACTACCCAGTTAATCAACAATATGCGCTTGGTATGCCTCCACCATTAAACCAACAAGGTTTTGGCCCTCAAGGCCCTGCTACTTTTAATCAAGATTACTTGAGAACAATGGCAAACATGAGAGGTCAAAATATTGGAACGCAACCAAATATTGCTCCACTAAACCAACAAGGCTATGGCCCACAAGGGCCAGCAGTTTTTAGTGATGATTATTTGAGGACAATGGCAAATGTAAGAGGGCAGGAAATAAATGCGCCAAAAGTAAATTTACCACAAGCAATTGATCAAATGCAACAAAGACAAGCGCAACAAAGACAAGCGCAACAAGGGTCTAGACGTGGGCGTATGGGGGGCTTTTAAATGGCAACAGATAAAGAAGTGAAGATCGAAAACGAAGGTGGTTACGATGAGCCTACACAGGCTGACAAGGACTTAACTGCCTTTGTTGTTGACCATTGTGATCGTTGGCGTGACTATCGAGATGTTAACTTCCTACCCTATTGGCTAGAGTACGAGCGCATCTTTCGTGGTGAATGGGCAGTAGAAGACAAAACCCGTGAATCAGAGCGTAGCCGCATTGTTACCCCTGCCACCCAACAAGCAGTTGAGACTCGCCATGCTGAGATCATGGAAGCAATCTTTGGTCAAGGCGACTTCTTTGATATTGAGGACAACATTCAAGATGTCAATGGTAATCCCATAGATGTGGAGATGATTAAGCGTCAACTCACAGAAGACTTCAAGAAAGACAAGATTAGGAAAGCAATCGATCAGATTGAGTTAATGGCTGAAATCTATGGCACAGGCATAGGTGAAGTTGTGGTGATGACTGAGACGGAATATGTCCCGTCTACTCAGCCAATCCCTAACCAGATGGGGCAAGCGGCTATTGGAGTGCTGGAGAGAGAGAGAATTTCTGTCAAGATTTCTCCTGTAAATCCCAAGAACTTCTTGTTTGACCCCAATGGCGTTTCTGTTAGCGACTGTATGGGTGTGGCGATTGAGAAGTATGTCTCTATCCATAAGGTTGTTCAAGGCATTGAGGCTGGTATTTATCGTAAGGTAAACATCACCACTACTGGAGATGACTCTGACCTTGAGCCTACCCAAGAGGTAAGCCAGTATCAGGATGAAAAAGTCTTGTTGTTGACCTACTATGGCTTAGTGCCACGGGAATACCTAGAGAATCTAGAAGAAAACAAAGACATTGTTGACCTTTTCCCAAATAACTCTGAGGCAGAAGAATATTCTGACTTGGTAGAAGCCATTGTGGTGATTGCCAATGATGGTCAACTCTTGAAGGCTGAAGCCAATCCCTACATGATGAAGGATCGTCCTGTCTTGACCTATCAAGATGACACAGTTCCTAATCGTTTGTTGGGCAGAGGCACAGTAGAAAAAGCGTTCAATATGCAAAAGGCTATTGACGCACAGACTCGTAGCCACCTAGATTCCTTGGCACTTACCACTAGCCCCATGATTGCTATGGACGCTACTCGTTTGCCAAGAGGAATGAAGTTTGA